TCCTGCAGAGGAACTGATTACCTATCTTGAAACCCTGTTCGACAAGGACGATGTTGTCGGTTATGTGACCAACGATGTCTGGCAGGATTCGGAAGGCAGATGGGTTCCTGCCAAGGGTGTATTTACCCAGACTGCCGGTGAACTGATTGCATCTATCCGGAAGCATCCGGATGACCTAGGTGCAACCATCGGCGACTGGAAAAAGGATGTGGGTGCCTGGATCAGATTCAATCCCCTGGACGGTGAAGGCGTCCGAAACGACAACGTAACCCAGTTCAAATATGCCCTGGTGGAATCTGACAGTATGTCAGTTGCAGACCAGGATGCCATGTACCGCAAACTGGAACTTCCCATTGCCTGCCTGGTGCACTCCGGCGGCAAGAGCCTCCATGCCATCGTCAAGGTAGATGCTCCGGATTATGCGGAATACCGCAAGCGGGTGGAATTCCTCTATGATTTCCTGCAGAAGAACGGTGTCAATGTTGACAAGCAGAACCGCAACCCTTCCCGGCTATCCAGAATGCCCGGTGTAACCAGAAACGGCAATCGTCAGTACCTGGTGGCTACTAATATCGGCAGAAAGAGCTGGGTGGACTGGCTGGACTTTGCCGAGGGTGTTACCGACGAGTTGCCGGATATGGTTTCTCTGGACAGCTATAAGGACAACCTTCCTACGCTGCCGGATGAACTGATTAAAGGCATTCTCCGTTGCGGTCACAAAATGCTGATTTCCGGTCCCTCCAAGGCAGGTAAAAGTTTTGCTCTTATGGAACTGAGCATCGCCATTGCGGAGGGCAAGCCCTGGCTGGGATTCCCCTGCAAAAAGGGCCGTGTGCTGTATGTGAATTTGGAAATCGACCCTGCCTCCTGCATTATGCGTTTCATGAAAATTTATGATGCACTCCGTCTTCCTAGGAAAAATATGGACAACATCGTGATCTGGAATCTCCGTGGTCATGCGGTTCCTCTGGACAAATTGGTTCCGAAGCTGATTCGCAGAGTCCGGGATCAGCATTTCGATGCCATCATCGTGGACCCCATCTATAAGGTGATTACCGGCGATGAGAATAACGCATCGGATATGGCCATGTTCTGTAATCAGTTCGATAAGATCTGCACCGAGACCGGCTGCGCCACCATCTACTGCCATCACCATTCCAAAGGCACCCAGGGTAACAAGAAGGCCATGGATCGTGCCAGCGGTAGCGGTGTATTCGCCCGTGACCCGGATGCTCAGTTGGACATGACACCCCTGATTCTGTCGGAGGCCCAAATGAATCTGCTACGGGATGGCAATGCAACAGCATGGCGTCTGGAATCCAACCTCCGGGAATTTGAAAATATCTGCCCCATCAACTTCTGGTTCGACTATCCCGTTCATCGTCTGGACACCAGCGGTGAATTGGAGCAGGCTTTTACGGAGGGCAGCTTTGAAGCGGTACGGGCCAAGAACAAAAAGAACACCACTGCGGAGGAACGCAGAGAATCTATTGAGACTGCATTCCAGGCCTGTTCCATCGAACAGCCGGTTACGGTGGCTGCTATGGCAACCTATCTGAATAAATCTGAACGCTGCATTCGGGATCGGCTGAAAGAAATGAAAGATGCTTTCTGGTGTCACCAAGGCATTGTTGGACGGGTCGAAAGCACAGAAACAACGGAAAACTGATATTCCCAGTTTTCTCAACACGGAACGGAAAACCCCATTATATATAGATAACTATCGTTCTCTATCGTTCACGCGTGTGGGAAAGGCTGATAGCCTAGCCTTTCCCCACTGCGAAACGATAACCAAACAGGTTTTCCCAACTGGAGGTACAATATGAATTTCTTTATCGCAATGACACCACCAACCGCCACCGCACAGGAACGGAAGGTACGGATTTATAAAAATAAGCCTATTTTTTATGATCCTCCTGCGGTGAAGGAGGCAAAGGCAAAACTGTCAGCATATCTGTCCATCAACAGACCGGTGCAGCCTTACGAAGGCCCAGTATCCTTAAGGACGCTGTGGCTGTTCCCCAGAGGCAGGACCCATCGCAACGGAGACTGGCGCTGCACTCGCCCAGATACAGACAACCTGCAGAAAATGCTGAAGGACTGCATGACCAAGACCGGCTACTGGAAAGACGACGCCCAGGTTGCCCGGGAGATCATTGAAAAGCGGTGGTCGGATGAGCCCTGCGGCATTTACATCGAAATTGAGAAATTGGAGGAAAATTAAAATGGGATACGGATATTACAGAAATCACGAGGGTTATTATGACCCCACCGCCGGTGCCGTCTTTGCCAAGCTGGATCAGGAGGCTCGGAAGAAGCGTCACAACCGTCGGCGGGCACAGCGGAAGCGGAATGCACAGATGCGGAAGCTGACTGCAAACCGGAATCAGTATTCAACACTTATCGACAAATCCCGACAGGAGGTGCCCAATGACGGCTAAAGAATACTTAGGGCAGGCATACCGCCTGGATCAGCGGATCAACAGCAAACTGGAGCAGGTTCTTTCCTTACGTGACCTTACCAAGAAGGCCACCGCCACCATGAGCGGTATGCCCGGTAGTTCCAGTCCCAATGTCCATAAGATGCAGGATATTATCGTGAAAATTGTGGATCTGGAAAATGAAATCAATGCAGATATTGATCAGCTGGTGGATCTCAAACGAGAGATGGTCGGCATCATCAAGGCTGTGGAGAATCCTGAACACCAGACCCTTCTGGAACTGCGGTATCTGTGTTTCAAAACATGGGAACAAATTGCTGTAATGATGAGCTATAGTATTGAGTATACTTTCCGTTTGCACAAAAAGGCGCTTGAATTTGTGAAAATACCCGAAAGTGTACAGTAAAGTTCATAGAATGTCATATTGGTCTTATGATATTATTATAATCGCCAAGAACATCAGGAGAGCCTCGTGGGAGAAATTCCACGGGGCTTTTCTTATGCCCGAAAGGAGTGGTTTCATGGGCTACCGGAAGGTCGGCTACATGGAGCAGCTCTGGTACATCTTTAAGTACATGGTTGGGCGGCTGCTCCACAGGAGGTGAATCAAATGCCCAAACGACCCAAGCGTCCTTGCTCTTATCCCGCCTGTCCCAAACTGACAGACGGACAGTATTGCGAGGACCATGTTGCTGTTGCACGGCGGCAGTACAACAAGTACGAACGCGCCCCGGATATTAACAAGAAATATGGTCGGGCATGGAAACGCATCCGGGATCGTCACGCTGCCCAGCACCCTCTTTGTGAACGATGCCTGGAAGAAGGGCGACTGGTTCCAATGGAAGAAGTCCACCACAAGGTTCCTGTTTCCAAGGGCGGCACTCATGCCCGGGACAACCTCATGTCCCTTTGCCGATCCTGTCACAACAAGATCCATCACGAAATTGGTGACCGCTGATGAACATGAAAGCCATACCTCAATACCCAGGTTATTTTGCCGACGCAGATGGCGAAATCTATACCAATCGTCAGGGTTATCTTCGTAAACTCCCCAAGCGTTTACACAAGGGTTATTATCGTGTCAATGTGCGGGATGGCAACACTCCGGTGAGACCTCATGTTGAGCCAGTGCATAAACTTGTCCTCAATGCTTATGTCGGCACTCGTCCACACGGATATGTATGCAGGCATCTAAATGGAAATCCGCTGGATAACTGTGTCTCCAATATCTGTTGGGGTACACCAAAAGAAAATGCTCAGGATTCCCTGCGGCATGGTACTGCTGTTTGCTTACGCATTGGCGAGGCATCAATTGCATCCAAGCTTAAGGAAAAGGACATTTACAAAATCAAAGAAATGTATGAAGCCGGACACACGCAAAAAGAAATTGCGGGTGTCTTTTTTATTTCCCAACGCCATGTCAGTGACATTGTTCGGGGCAAAGCCTGGTCACACCTAACGGCCAGGGGCGGGTCAAATCTTCGGGACTAAAAACTGGGGGCAGCGGCCCGGGGCTTCGTGTGAAAAATCGCAAAAGTTTTAAGGGGAATAGGCCCCTGGCAAAGGAGGTATCGAACCATGGGCCAAAGAGGACCCAAACCCGGCTCCGGTGGCAGACCGAAGAAAGCCATCGCAGACAAGATTACAGACGGCAATCCCGGCAAGCGTCCGCTGACTGTCATTGATTTCAAAGACAGCGCGGCTGACCTGGAAGGTCAGGATATGCCGCAACCCAAGGAGTTCCTTTCTGCCAGACAGAAAGACGGCTCCACGCTCTGTGCGGCAGAGATTTATGAAAATGTGTGGAAATGGCTGCGTGATCGTGGATGTGCCGCCATCGTCTCTCCGGATCTGATCGAGCGTTATGCTCTGGCCAGTGCTAGATGGATTCAGTGCGAGTCCATTACCAGTGAGGTGGGCTTCCTGGCAAAGCATCCCACCACGGGTGCTGCTATCCAGTCTCCCTATGTTTCCATCGCCAATCAGTACATGACTCAGGCCAACCGTCTGTGGTCAGAGATTTTCCAGATCGTCCGGGAGAACTGTACCGGCGATTACACCGGGGCAAACCCCGAGGATGATGTCATGGAGCGACTGCTCCGTGCAAGGAAAGGATGATTTCATGTTTGAAAAAGTAAATCCGGCGCATCCCGATAAGATTGCCGACCGTATTGCCGGTGCTATCGTGGACATCGCCTACGAAACCCAAATCGATCCCAAAATTGCAGTAGAGGTGCTGATTGGCCATGGTGTCTGCCATGCCATCATCGAAACCTCGGCTGTTTTGAACCTGCGGAAAATCAAGGATGCCATTCACCGCATTGCCGGCAATGTCCGCCCCAATGTGGTTATCGTTCCCCAGGACGAGCATCTTTCCAGAAATCAGGAGGAAACAATCCGTTGCGGCGATAATGGAATCTTCAAGGGTGTACCCATGACAAGGGAGCAGCATATGCTTTGCAGCTTCGCCTACGATATTTACAGCCGCTATCCCTATGACGGCAAGTATATTCTGGATGGCAACAAGCTGATCATCTGTCAGAGCAATGCTGAGGCAGACGATATTCGTATCACCTATCCCTTCGCAAAAATCAATCCCCTGGGTGACTGGACCGGTGGCACCGATGTAGACACCGGCGCTACCAACCGTAAGCTGGGCAGCGACATGGGTGACTCCGTTACTGGCGGCGGTCTCCACGGCAAGGACCTCAGCAAGGCAGATGTCAGTGTCAATATCTATGCATTCCTCAAGGCCCAGGAAACTGGAAAGCCTGTGGAACTGTGCTGCGCCATTGGTGATGAATTCATCGACGGCATTCCCTATGAGGAAATCGTAGAAACAGCAAGAGGTTTCATCCACTCTATCGGTGGTTTTGAGAAGTTTGCTGAGTGGGGTCTGATATGGTGATCGAAAAGAAAAATACAGCAGACCTTCTGCCTGCTGACTACAATCCCCGTAAGGATCTGAAACCCGGTGATCTGGAATACGAAAAGCTGAAGCGTTCCATTGAACAGTTTGGCTATGTGGAGCCGGTTATCTGGAACAAGGCCACCGGCCGGGTTGTTGGTGGTCATCAGAGACTCAAGGTTCTTATGGATCTGGGGCATTCACAGGTGGACTGCGTTGTAGTGGATCTGCCCGAAGAAAAGGAAAAAGCATTGAATGTAGCGCTGAATAAGATCAGCGGTGACTGGGATAAGGACAAGCTGTCCCTGCTGATTGCTGACCTGCAGGGCACTGATTTTGATGTTTCCCTCACCGGCTTTGATCCTGCGGAGATCGATGACCTTTTCAAAGATTCTGTCAAAGACGGAATCAAGGAAGATGACTTTAATGTGGATGAGGAGCTGGAAAAGCCTACCATCACAAAATTCGGTGATATCTGGACACTGGGTCGGCACCGACTTGTCTGCGGTGACAGCACCAAAGCTGAAACCTATGAGCAGCTACTCGATGGAAAGAAGGTCAACCTGGTCATTACCGACCCTCCCTACAATGTCAACTACGAAGGATCCGCTGGCAAAATCAAAAATGACAACATGGGAAACAAAGCATTTTACCAGTTCCTGCTGGATGCCTATACCCAGATGCATTCTGCCATGGCTGATGATGCGTCCATCTATATATTCCATGCCGATACCGAGGGACTAAATTTCCGCAGGGCATTTGCCGATGCGGGATTTTATCTATCCGGCTGTTGCATTTGGAAGAAGCAGTCCCTGGTTCTGGGACGCTCTCCTTATCAGTGGCAGCATGAGCCTTGTCTGTATGGCTGGAAGAAAGGCGGTAAGCATCAGTGGTACACAGGCCGGAAGGAAACCACCATCTGGGAGTTCGACAAGCCCAAGAAGAACGGTGATCATCCTACCATGAAGCCCATTCCGCTGCTGGCTTATCCCATCATGAATTCTTCCATGACCAACTGTCTTGTACTGGACCCCTTCGGTGGCTCCGGCAGTACCCTCATTGCCTGTGAGCAGACCGACCGTATTTGCTATACCATCGAACTGGACGAAAAGTTCTGCGATGTTATTGTGAGGCGGTATATCGAGCAGGTGGGCAGTGACATTGGTGTGACTGTGCAGCGTGATGGACTGACCTACAAATTTGCAGAGGTATGCAATGAGAGTGGCGGTCATTGATGCCGACCTCATCGGCCGCAAACGGCATCGCTTTCCCAATCTGGCCTGTATGAAAATATCTGCTTACCATAAGGCACTCGGTGATACTGTGGAACTGAGAACGGATTTTAATAGTATTGCTGATTATGATTCCGTTTATATTTCCAAAGTGTTCACTGATACACCTGTCCCGGATGCTGTCTTACAACAGGAAAATGTCAGCTATGGAGGCACGGGCTTTTATTACGATAAGGCTCCGCGCCTTTCTGCCGCCATTGAACATCAAATGCCGGACTATCATCTTTACGATGCATGGGTAGGGACTCAGCTTGCTAATGGTGGTAAACCCAGGGAGTACACCTATTACACAGATTATTCCATTGGTTTTCTGACCCGTGGTTGCTTTCGCAAATGCGACTTCTGCGTCAATAAGAACTATGACGGGGTATCTGTCCACAGTCCGCTGAACGAGTTTTACGATCCGGCTCGACCGAAGATTTGCCTGTTGGATGATAACTTCTTTGGTTGCTCTGAATGGAAAGGTCTGTTGGAAACCCTGCGGCAAACAAACCACCCGTTTCAATTCAAACAGGGTCTTGATGAAAGACTGCTGACCGATGAAAAATGTGCGGCTCTCTTTTCCTGTAAATATGATGGCGATTACATTTTCGCTTTCGATAATGTAGCCGATGCAGAACTTATAGAAAAGAAAATCCATCTGGCACGGAAGTACACCAATGCCGTAATGAAGTTTTATTGTTTCTGCGGTTTCGACCGGAATGGTCGGTGGGATGATGCTTTCTGGCAGCAGGATATTTTTGATCTGCTGTTCCGAATTAAAATCCTGATGCAAAACCACTGCCTTCCCTATGTGATGCGGTACTGTGAGTATCGGAACAGTCCCTGGAAGGGTATGTATATCAGCATTGCCCGGTGGTGTAACCAACCCGGTTTCTTCAAAAAGAAAAGTCTTCGGGAATTTGCGGAAGCCAACGGCAGGGACAGTGCCTGTTATCGATATCTGCAGGAATTTGAAGAGAAATTTCCCGAGATATCTCCATACTACGATATGAGGTTTGAAAATGGATCAAACAAAACTAACCCTCGGAAGCCTTTTTGATGGTTCCGGGGGATTTCCTTTGGCAGGCTTGTTGTCGGATATCACCCCTGTCTGGGCATCTGAAATTGAGCCTTTTCCCATCCGGGTCACCACGAAGCGGCTACCCTTTATGAAGCATTACGGTGACATCTCTGCCATGGATGGCGGCAAGATAGAACCTGTGGATATTATTACCTTCGGATCGCCCTGCACGGATTTATCGATTGCGGGACTGAGAGCTGGTCTGGAAGGTAAGCATTCCAATCTGTTTTTTGAAGCCATCCGAATTGTAAAAGAAATGAGGTGTGCAACCAATGGAAAATATCCCCGCTGGATCTGTTGGGAAAATGTCCCCGGCGCTTTCTCATCCAATGCCGGACGCGACTTTCAGGCAGTCCTCAATGCGGTCATCGGCATCGTCCAGGATGCTCCCTCGGTGCCTATGCCTGAGAAAAACAAATGGCCCCAGTCCGATGTTTACATGGGAGACGGATGGAGCGTTGCGTACAGAACTCTCGACGCGCAATATTGGGGTCTGGCCCAACGCAGAAAACGCATCTTCCTTGTCGGCGATCTTACAGGCCAATGTGCCGGAAAAGTATTATTTGAGTCCGAGGGCCTGTCGCGGTATTCTGCGGAGGGCTTCCGAGCGTGGCAAGGAATTGCCGGAGGTGTTGAGAATTGCGCTGGAACGGCAGTCCTTGGAATAGACGGATACAACGGCACCGTTTCTCCTGTCGCATCTACCCTTGGTGTGAATTGTGGAATGTCTACCGGAAGAAACGGTGTCGTTCTGAATGACCAGGGCGGCAATCGTATGGATGTGACCCATGATGTAGCTTGTACCCTCCGGGCAGAAGCGCATCATCCTCCGGTAGTTCTGGATACATCGGCAATGGTCTATGAGAATCACAGTCAGGATACACGATATGTTGGTCCCCTGGAGGTTGCACCCACTGTTGCTGCCACCTATGGAACCGGTGGGAATAATCAGCCTTTTGTAATACGGGAAGACCCCAAGGTATTCGGTATTTGCTCTAAAGACAGCAATGCCATGAAATCTGACAATCCTAAATCCGGCTTTTATGAAGCGGCAACTACCCGTACCTTAGATGGCAACGGTGGCAATCCCACCTGCAACCAGGGTGGTGTAGCAATCGTGGAATGCTATGCGTTACAAGGTTCCATGATAGGGCGTTCGGAAAAGAATGGCCCTCAAGGTTGTGGAATAAACGAAGACGTTTCTTTCACCCTTAATACTGTGGATCGCCATGCTGTTGCAGTTCCCACATACTGTGCCAGTAAGGCTTCTTTCTTTATGAAAGCAGACGAAGAAATCGCTGCAACTTTATGTGCAAGTGATTATAAAGATCCTCCGCTGATTAACAGCACCGACACACCGGAATATTCCGTGCGGCGGCTGACACCTACAGAATGCGCCCGCTTGATGGGATTCCCGGACTGGTGGTGTTCCGGTCTGGCTACGGAGAATCCTACAGAAGAGGACCTGCAGTTCTGGGCAGATGTCTTTGAAACCCACCGCAGGATCGTCAGTGGCGCTGGTAAAGCCAAATCTGAGAAGCAGATCCGTAAATGGCTACGAGATCCTCATTCGGATGCCGCTGAGTACAAGATGTGGGGCAACGGTGTGGCTTTATCCTGCGTATTCTTTGTGCTGGTCGGCATTGTGTTCTATACACAATCTGACGGCACATAATTCTACGGGATTTGTTCGAGAAACAAGTTGCTATTTTTGCCATCCAGAGCGAATATGTGACTACCCAAATTAAAGGAGGTCACACACATGATCATCAACTACAATGTCAGCGGTTCCGACCGCAAGCGCCTGGTCGCAGCCATTGCGGAACATACGGGTGAAAAAGCTAAGTACTTAGGCGCACCAGGCTTTGCCTATCAGGTAGGCGGTTACACCGTCAGCGTGGATGGACAGGTTACTATCGAGGACAACAGAACCGCAGCTACCCTCATCCGCTTCCTTCGTGAGAAAGGCTTCCAGGCAGAAGACCCTTTTGTCGAATGCATCGCAGAGGATGCCGCCGAGGAAGAAACCGAACCTGCCGAAATCGATGGCATCTGCATTTCCGTGCCCCGCAGCCTTTTCAACAATTCCGCTCTGGAAAACCTCAAGGGCATCATTGCCTCCAAGGGCAGCCTTATTAAGAAAGCCCTCGGTACGGATGATCTGCCGTTGGAGATCACGGACACGAAGATTTCCTTCCCCTGGTTTCCCGGCATTCCCGCGCCCGATGAAATAAAAGCCTACGATACTTTCATCTGCAAGCTGTGTGAAATGGCCCGTATTCAGAAGCGGATCACGGCGAAGGAAAAGCCGGTGGATAACGAAAAGTATGCGTTCCGATGTTTCCTGTTGCGGCTCGGATTTATCGGTGACGAGTATAAGCAGGCAAGGAAGATCCTGCTCCGGAACTTCTCCGGCAGTGCCGCCTTCAAAAGCGGTCAGCGGAAGGAGGGATAATCATGTTTGGCATCCGGAAAGAAATCCTTCAGAGACTACGTGAGCAGTACCCTGCCGGTACCCGAGTGGAACTGGTGCAGATGGATGATCCCTATAACAATCGCCTGTATCCCGGTTGCCGGGGTACGGTGATTTCAGTGGATTCCATCGGCACGATCCATGTGCAGTGGGACTGTGGTTCAAGTCTGGGTGTTGTCTACGGTGTGGATTCCTGCAGAAAGGTGGCAGTGTGATGGCCGGAGATATTCTGGATCGGCTGTTCCACGGTGAGATCATCCCGTGGGAGAATCGCCCGGAGGAAAACGAGGCATTCATGCAACTCAATAAACGAATGGCCCAGGTGAGCGATCAGCTGGAGGAACGGTTGGATGAAGAGTCTAAAGCGTTACTTGAGCGGTTGCTGGCTGACCATGCCGACATGGAACTGCTGTATTGCTGCGACAACTTCAAAACCGGATTTCGGCTCGGGGCGCAGTTTATACTTTCCGTGTTTAAAGTACCGTAAATACACAGTATTCACCCAAAATCATTGTGTAGTTTATTCCTCTGATATAACTTGCTATTATGTGTATTCAGAGGTAATATCACAGCACCCAAAGGGAAATACACATTTTTACGGAGGAAAACACCATGAAAAATACCTGGAGCCTGAGAGAAAAATTCAAGCTGATCGACCGCATCGCAATTTCCCGCGAGACCTTTGAAAGCAACTTCACCAAGACCAGGGAACGGATCACCTTCACCTTTAACGGTTGGGATGGCAAGTCCTACGACGGTGAAAGTCGTAACGCATATGTTTACCGAACCAATGTTCCCGGCTACGAGGACGCTCGGTTTGTTAAGGTTGGTAAGGGCCTGCACTACATCGAAGAAGACCATGAGATTGTTGAGAAGGCCACCGGCATCGCACACAAGAAAGCCAGCTGGCTGGTCGATGTGTTGAAAGCATAAGGGGGGAGCAACATGAAGAAAGAAGGCTTGATCATTATCAACGGTTGCGGTTACCGCTACCTTATGAAGGTTTATGACGAACCCTCCCGGTATGGAATTGATGGTGGCCGAATCAGCAAACTGACCATAACCCGCCATGGTGAAACGGTATGCAACTATGACCGGGAATGGGATAGAGAGCCGGTGGATGAAGATACCGCCAAGGCCCTGGCAATCCTGCTCTACAGCGAAAACTGATACCCCTTGCCGAGGAAAGGGCCGTGAGGCTCTTTTCTCGTTATTACCAATAATAATTTCATAAATTTATATGTTTTTCAGACCCATTCGTGGGTCTTTTCTTATGCCCATTTTTAGGAGGTGACCGCATATCCGGAAACTGAAAAAGTACAAGCCGACTCGCTTTTTGTCCAAAGGCTCCTACTACGATAAGGATGCTGCCGATTATGCGGTGGCTTTTATTGAGAGCCTTTGTCACACCAAAGGCACCTGGGCAAGAAAGCCCTTTGAACTCATTGACTGGCAGGAACAGATCATCCGGGATATTTTCGGCACTCTGAAATCCAACGGTTATCGGCAGTTCAACACAGCCTATATCGAAATCCCTAAGAAACAGGGCAAATCGGAACTGGCGGCTGCGGTGGCACTGCTTTTGACCTGCGGCGACGGCGAAGAAC